AATACACAACTATTGTGTCTATTTACAACAAAGGAAGAGTTAGAAAAATCGGTTAGCTTTATATTAGAAAGTTACATACTAACAAATCCAAATGTTTTTATATTAGAAAATAAAACAAAACCCGAAGAGACTTATATTACATTCAATATAGAGAAAGGTATATCTGCCATAGATTCTATTTGGAAAACTATTTTAGTTCATAGAAAAAAACAATCTAATACTATATATACCATTAATGCTCTAAACGAAGTTATAAAATACAAAACGGGTGGACACCTCGATACATCATACATTATCGATTGGGATGAATTCCGAAATTCTATAATCACTACATCAAATCAGGGGTATAAGAAAATTCCAACAAAAGTTTATAAAAATTTAAATATATCTTAAAATAAAAATTTATACGTTTTAATTTGGAAATTCAAAATTAATTTATTACATTTGTTCTAATATAAATAGAAACAATATAATAAACAATTATGTCAGAACCAAAACTCCAAACCGCAATAGAATATTGCGAAGATGCATATCCACAGATGTGCGAAGAATTCAAAAACATTTTACATGAAATGTATGTTATGTTTTGTAAGAAACAAAGAAACTACGGACCGGGTAACATTTCAGTAGGAACTTCGCTTGAAACCAAAGAAGATGTCAAACTATCATTAACCGGATTATGGTTTAGGAAATCGGATAAAATAAATCGATTAAAACAATTAGTTGTACTAGGAGAATCGGATGAGGTAGGTGAATCGGTAGAAGATACATATCAAGACCTCGCAATCTACTCAATCATCTCACAGTTAGTGCTTAAAAATAAATGGGCAAAATAATTTGGAATTTTCAAAAAATAGTTGTATATTTGTAACACCAAAATAAAAAAGGTTATATTTAGATATAAGGATATATCAATATAAAACCTTAAAACTTAAAACAATTTTATAAAACTTAAACAAAAAAGCAAATGGACATCGGATTAGCATTAAAACGATTTAACTCGTTACAAAACACCTCCAAACAAACAGATTCACTTTGGAAGGCAACCCCTGGGAAACATCAAATCAGATTAGTTCCCTACAAGTTCAACAAAGATATTCCTTTCATTGAACTTTATTTTCATTACAATATTAACAACAAAACTTATTTAAGTCCAATTTCATTTGGCAGACCTGACCCAATAGTTGAATTTGCGGAAAAACTTAAACGTACAGGCGATACCGATGATTGGAAATCGGGTAAGAAGATGGAGCCAAAATTGAGAACATTTGTACCTGTTATAGTGAGAGGTAAGGAAAATGAAGGTGTTAAATTTTGGGGATTTGGTAAAACTGTCTATCAAGACATATTAGGTTACATCGCTGACCCGGATTACGGAGATATCACCGACCCTATGGGTGGAAGAGATATCGTATTGGAAGTCGTTTCTGCGGAAGAATCAAACGCATCGTACCCAACAACTACAATTCGTGTTAAGCCATCGATTACAAAATTAGCAGATACAGCTGATATGATTGAGACGCTTTTGGAAAATCAGAAAGATATTACTGAAATATATTCGGAATTATCTTATGATGAGTTAAAGGGTGTATTAGAAAATTGGCTAAATCCATCATCGGAAGTAACGAAAGATGCGGTAGTTGAGGCACTTGAAGCACCTAAACAATCGCCAAAGGTTAAAGCACCTAGCATCAGCAATACCGAATCCGACACATTACCTTGGGAAAAGGAAGCACCAAATACACAAACCGCACAATCTCCAAAAGATGATGTAGCAGCCGCATTTGATGATTTGTTTAATACTTGATGCCATTTTCTTTTATAGAATAATGTGGGATATTGTAAACGAATATCCAATAAATGTAGAATATTATACACAAATAAAAAAAGAATTATGGCAAAGAGAGAAGAAGATTTAGCGAGTATTCTCGCAGATTCTCTAAATAAACAAAATAAGGATGGTAAAATTGCATATTTCTTAGATGATGATGGGAGCGATGTTCCCACCAATGTTAAAGATTGGTTATCTACGGGTAACGCAATGTTAGATGTGGCAATTTCAAATAGACCTTATGGAGGCTTGCCGGTTGGACGTATTACGGAAATTACTGGGTTAGAGCAAAGTGGAAAATCTTTGCTCTCCGCCCACCTATTAGCAGAAACGCAAAAGAAGGGTGGAGTGGCAGTTTTAATTGATACGGAAACCGCAGTAAGTAGGGAATTTTTAGAAGCAATTGGAGTAGATATATCCAAACTACTTTACGTATCAGTTGATACCGTTGAGGCTATTTTTGAAGCGTGTGAAACGATTATTGAAAAAGTAAGAACCGGTGATAAAGATAGATTGGTTACAATCGTAGTTGATTCAGTAGCAGCCGCATCTTCTAAGAAGGAAATGGAAGCGGATTACGATAAAGATGGATATGCAACCGATAAGGCTATTATCATTTCCAAAGCAATGCGAAAGATTACTAATATGATTGGCAGACAATCGATTGCACTTATATTTACAAATCAATTAAGACAGAAGATGAACGCTATGTTTGGAGACCAATGGACTACAAGTGGCGGTAAAGCATTAGCATTTCATGCATCAGTTCGATTGAGATTGAAAAGTATGGGGCAATTGAAAGTTTCAGATAGAATCGTTGGAATTAAAGTAAGAACTCAGGTTATTAAAAATCGAATGGGACCGCCGCTACGTTCCGCAGATTTTGATATTTTCTTTGATAGAGGTATTGATAACTATGGTGGATGGATTTCCGTTATGAAAGACCAAAAATTACTAAAACAAGGTGGTGCCTGGTATACATATGTTGATATTGAATCAGGAGAGGAAATCAAATTTCAAGCAAAAGACTTCGTATCTATTTTACAAGATGAGGATTTAAAAGACCAAATCTATCGTAGAATATGCGAAGCAACGATTTTACAATATAAAAGTTCAAATTCGGATGAGATAGAAACTACAACAGAAGTGGAAAATGAGTCAGATTAATAAGAAATATTTAGAAATATTAAAAGAGATAGATAAAGAACACCAAGGTCTTGGAGATTTGCATCGCAATTCTAAGACTTTGGTAATAGATGGACTTAACACGTTTATTCGTTCTTGGTCAACTGCACCAAATCTGAATGATAACGGAGACCATATTGGGGGTATAGTCGGTACTTTAAAAAGTATCGGCTATGCAATCCGTTTGATTAATCCTACTAGAGTTGTAGTAGTATTTGATGGTAAAAATGGCTCTCAAAGTAGAAAAGATGTATATTCTGGATATAAATCCGAAAGAAGTAAGAATAAAATCAAAATGAGATTAAATCGTGCCGCTTCCGTTGAGATGAATCCAGAAGAAGAGGATGTATCTATGAAACGACAGATGAATGCATTGGGTGAACTATTAAGTGCATTGCCTGTTACTATTATGATATACGATGGTATTGAAGCTGATGATGCAATGGCTTATATTGCTACCACATTGCGAAAGGATGGTGAGAAGGTAATAATAATGAGTTCGGATAAAGATTTTCTTCAATTGGTAAATAAAGATGTTAGCGCATATTCACCATCTAAGAAAAAGATTTATACGATTGATGAAGTTAAAAATGAGTATGGATTTCATCCGCACAATTTTATCAATTTCAGAATGATTGATGGTGATAAATCGGATAATGTTGGTGGTATTACTGGTTTGGGTGCAAAAACTATAATAAAAGCATTTCCAATTTTAACAGAAGCAGAGACGCATACCACCGAAACTATGTTAGATTACATTGAAACTTTGCCAAAGAAATCAAAAGCGCATGAATTATTTAAAAATAATTTGGAAATATTAGAAAGAAATCGTAAATTGATGCAATTATCAGAACCAGACTTTAGTGGGAATCTTCGATTGAAAATAATGGATAGATATGATGAACCGATTCCAAAGTTTGATAAGCATTCTTTTTTAAAATTGGGGTTAAAGCATCGTATGTTGGATGCATTTCCTAATATAAATGAGTGGTTGCAATCTACCTTTGGGCATATTTCAAAATTTGTAGAAAACAAATAAATTATAATAAAATAAAACAGTTATGGTAGAAAAAGTAGCACATCCAATTGGAGACAGAGTTCTCCTAAAAGAATCAGAACAGCAATCCGATAGAACCGCAGGTGGTATCATTATTCCAGATAGTGCCAAATTAGAGGATGTAAAGCGGGCACAAGTTATAAAAGTGGGTAATGGAATTTATACACAAAGTGGTACGTTAATTCCAATGACCGTATCGGAAGGTGATGAAGTAATTATACCACCATATCACCAAGGAATTGAAGTAAAAGTGAACGGTGAAAAATATATCCTATTAAGAGAATCGGAAATATTAATGGTATTAAAGTAATTTTTTAAATTAAACATGGAGAAAAACTATGAAGTGTATTAAAGCAATAGCAACAACAAATTCCTATAAATTAGGAGATATTCTTAGAGTTACAGATGATGTGGCTGATATTAAAGTAAAAAGTGGATTTTGGGCATTCTGTCCGAAATCCGAATGGAGAGCTCTCCGAGCCCCAGTCGATACTCCGCAAAATGTTGAAAAAATAAATAAAGAAAAATCCAAAAAACAATCTAGGAAACAAAAATTTAAAGAATAATGGAAGTAATAGATACACTAGTCAAATATGGACCGTCGTATCAAGCAAAAGTTGTAGCTTCCATTATATCAGATGTAAAGTTCTTAGAACAGGTAACTGAAATAACCAAACCAGCTTTTTTTGAATCGCAGGCTAACCAATGGATTGTCGAAGAAATTCAAAATTACTTCACAGAATATAAAACAGTTCCAACTATGGAAGTGTTTAAGATTAAAATTGGCAATATTGAAGATAAAATATTAAAGCAGACTGTTATAGAGCAGTTGAAAAGTGTTTATTTACAAATTGGCTCAGATGATATACCATATGTTAAAAAGGAATATCTTACATTTGCGAAAAATCAAAAAGTTAAAGATGCTTTATTGAAATCCGTAGACCTGTTAAAAGCGGGAAACTACGATAAGATTATCGATACGATGATGGCAGCATCCAAAGTCGGCGTAGAAAACGATTTGGGGCTAGATTACATAGATAATTTCGAACTTATTATGGATGATGTCAAACGTAATTCAGTATCTACCGGATGGGATGTTATTGATGATTTAATGGATGGTGGATTGGGTCCTGGAGAATTAGGAGTAGTAATGGCTCCATCCGGAATTGGTAAGAGTTGGTTTTTGGCTAAAATAGCATGTGCAGCGGTTCAGAAAGGTATGAATGTATTACATTATACATTAGAATTATCGGAAAGTTACGTTGGGCAAAGATATACGACAATTCTTACAGGCATCCAAACATCGGAACACAAAGAACGTAAAGAGGAAATTATACGTAAAATCAAAAATATACCTGGCAGAGTTCGTATTAAATACTATCCACCGCAATTCGCATCATCAAAAACGCTATCTGCTCATATTGAAAAATTGAGAGCAAGTGGATTTGACCCAAATTTAATTATTATAGATTATGCAGATTTATTAAAATCCAGTAGTAATAGAGATGGATTATATGCTGAATTGGGTGGGATATACGAAGAACTTAGGGGATTGAGTGGAGAGCAGAAAATACCATGTTGGACCGCTACCCAGACCAATCGGGGAGCAATTGAGCACGAAATCATACAAGCCGATTCGGTAGGTGATTCGTATAAAAAAGTTCAAACGGCAGATTTTATTATGAGTGTTAGTAGAAAAACAAAAGATAAGTTATCAAACACTGGCAGAATCCACATTGTAAAAAATAGATTTGGTCCAGATGGTATGACGTTTCCATCAAAGATTGATACATTCCATGGTATTATGGATATATTTGCACTTAATTCTGCAGAGGGAGTGATTGCCACAAAAGATTCAAAGAACGGTGAAAATTTAGAAAAGAAATTATTACACAAAAAGTATGTTGATAATATGGGATAATGGTTAAATATTGTCTAAAATTTTCTAAAGAAAAGGTAGAATTTATAAAAAATGAATATAGTTATACCTACATCTTTAATATTACAAAATAAAAATAAACAAATATGAGTAAATTATTCACAGAGAGAATACCGTATAAACCATTCGAATATCCAGAATATTACAATGAGGGGTGGTTAAAACAGATGCAAGTATTTTGGCTTCACACCGAGATACCGATGAGCGGTGATGTTAAGGATTGGAAAGAAAATTTAACGAAAGAAGAGAAGCATTTGGTTGGAAATATTCTTTTGGGATTTGCTCAAACGGAATGTGCCGTATCGGATTATTGGACTGGTATGGTTACTAAATGGTTTCCAAAGCATGAAATCAGACAGATGGCAATGGCATTTGGTTCGCAAGAAACAATACATTCGGTTGCATATTCATATCTAAATGAAACATTGGGATTAGATGATTTCGCAGGCTTTATGCATGATGAAGTTATGAAAGAACGATTTGAATTACTTACTAATACAACCGCAGATTGGACTCCCAAAGATTTAGACACCAATCATAAGGCTAGAGTTGAGGTTGCTCGCTCACTTGCCATCTTTTCCGCATTTGCGGAAGGTGTAGCGTTATATTCATCATTTGCTGTATTGTATTCGTTCCAAATGAGAAATCTCTTAAAGGGTATTGGGCAGCAAATGAAGTGGAGTGTTAGAGATGAATCACTACATTCGAAAATGGGAGTGCAATTATTCAGACATATGTGTGAGGAGTTTCCAGAATTATTAGAAGAAGCAAAAGCTGATATCTACAAAGCA